GTCCCAGCTAGAAATTCCTGGCTTAATAACATCGCGAAGTCCAATATGCATTCCTGCTAGAACTGCGCCTGCTTTCCGCATCCCTTCAATTTCACGTTCTGATTTCAATGTAATCATTTTATCCACCCGTTTCTTAATTAACCTAACTACTATAGTATCACAACTTTGGTGACCAAATTAACCCAATTGCCTTGCTTCCCGTATAGGTTCCCACGTACGGACCAATTGGACAAGATTCTATGTGTAAGCCCGGGTATTGGACCTTCAGTTCACTTTGCCATTGCATGCCGCGAGTGCCCGTACTTGCTTGACCGTCCAACGATCTAGCGGCCGTGAGTTGACGTTAAACCATGTTGTTTGACTGATACCACTCTCTTTTGCTAGTCGATAGCGTGTGAGGCCGTGCGCCTCAAGATACTTATCTAAAATTCCCACCATGTTTTTCCTCCTAGGCATATTGTCTTTTGCTTTTCTCTACACTTATATAGCACCATATCTGGAAGTAATTGTAACCATTTTAAATTATTTTTTGAGCACAAAAAAATCCCCCACGCCGAAGCACAGGGGGATTAATTATACTACTTAAACAATTCTAATCGACATTTAATTAAAATAGCAGGCTAACAACCCACATGGCTAACCATGCAATCAAACTAACTGCACCAACGAAGCCCCAGTTTAAAAATATACTGAATACAAATAACCAGAACGCAAACTTGCGTAATCCTTTGAAATCATCATAGCTAAAGGATGATTGGCCACTAGCTTTACGGGCGTTTGACCTATCTACATGTTGCTCATGGTGATACCAACGACTTAAACCAGCTAATTTAACTAAATTTCTGAACATTTTTAATTATCTCCCTTGTTTATTAGACTCTTGGCCGCAATGTAATATTATATATGATAATTGTCAACGGTTAAACACAAAAAAATCCCCCACGCCGAAGCGCAGGGGATTAATTATACTATTTTTGGTTTTCTTGTGAGGCGGATTCAGTGTCAGAAGCTGCAGAACTATTCACTGTAGTGGCCGCGGAAGTTGGTGCTGGAATTTCGTCAGCAACTTTATTAGCTGTTGCTTCAACTTGGCTTTCCTCGTCACTTTTAACTGTTGGTGATGTCACTGTTTGAACGTCAGTAATCACGCCCAACATACCAAGGATTGTTAACACTGTGTTAATAACGGCAACAATGGCTGACCAGTCGCCAGTAAACTTAACACCAAACATGGCAAAGATTTGTTGAATTAACACAATTAATAACGAAATAATTCCGGCGATTAATTTGCCATTCAAACTTCCGTCGGCATTCTTAAAACTAATTTTTTTAATCATATTTTTTCCCTCCTAAAGGAACTTTTCCGCGATATAAACAACTAACGTAACGAGTACACCGGAAATTAGGACACCGATAACCCAATTCTGAATCTGAGTAACCCGTCCTATCTCATGTTCGATTTCAATTGATTTGGCTAGGGCCTTATCAGCCTTGCTATCAATATCATCAACTCGATTCATCTTTTCTTCAATATTCTCAACTTTCGCTTTGGTGCTGGCCACATCCTTTTGAATATCCATTAATAGCTTAGTTGTATCATCATATTGTGACATTATCTCACCACCAATCGCTGCCCAGGATAGATAGTGGTATAAATTGTCTTTCCATTTTGACTAGCTAATGTAGTCATGCTTAGGCCGTTGCGTTGTGCGATTGTCCACCAACTGTCGCCATACCTAACTGTGTAATATGTGTGACTAACCGGCTGATAAGTAACTCGCTTACCGTAGGCTGGCCCGTTGGTGACACCTAGCTTGATAAAGCCATACAGGCCATTTGAACGAGTGTAACGTGCCCAGACATAGTCGTGTTCGATAATAACCGCATTATAAATTACACTCTCGCCCTTATGATAAGTAGCCACTTGGCTAACCTTGTCGCTATCCGTGTATCGTACTGCCAGAGTCCGATTAGGATAGAACACCCCACTTTGGTTGTATTTGACAACCTTAAAGGCGGCCTTCTTAGCTGCTTGTGCCTTCTTAACGTTGGTTTGAGCTTGTTTTTTGCTAACAGTTGTGTATCCTGATTTGGTAATGCCTGTTAAATCAACATCGCCATCTAATCCGCCTGCTTTATACATGCTAGTGAATTGGAAGATAGCCACGCCGTTCATGCTAGGGAAGTAGTTATAATTAGGACAAGTTCTAACCAGATAGTCCGGATATTCAGCTAGCCATAGGCAATTACCATGGGCTCTAACAATAGAAGCCACATCAACATGAGCACTTAGATAGGCCTTATAACCATACAGCATAGGGGTATATCCAGCGTCCTTAATAAGCTTCATCTGGGCTAGAATGGCATTGGTATTGGCTGTCACGCTATCAGAAGCACCATCCTCATAATCTAGTGCTACAATACTACCCTTGGGTGTCTTAACTCGTGGCAAGTAATAGGCCATCATTGCCTTGGCATTGAACATATTGCCACCAACACCATCCCACAAATACGTGTGTACCCGTTTGCCAGCCTGTTTAGCACTGGCAACTTGGGTAGCATAAGTGGTTTGAGGGATATTAGTCCCACCATAGAAGCCACCTGCCTGTGAGAATACAAACTTATCGGAACTATAGCCGAATACACCACTATTGCCTTGAAATTTAGACCAGTCGACCCCTTGTTCTCGACTAGTTGAAGCCTGACTGGTAACATTGCCCATTAAAAAGGCAACAAAAATAGCGCTCACCATTAAGATGAGCACCTTCAACTTGCGCTTATTCAATTATTTACCTCCTATTCAAGACTATTATTAATTTGGAACTGTAACGTTGACTCGCTAGGGTAAATTGACGTCCCAGTACTATCAACCACCCAGACTTCTAATTGATAATCTCCTGCTGTTAAGCCGGTCATTAAATCCGCTGTTAAAGCTAGCACAATCTGACCAGTCGTGGGTTCGGTTAAACTAGCTGGGTCAACTGTGGCCGATTTAAGATAGCCACTAGCATTGCCCAATTTAACGGTAATTGAAGTAACCTTAGTTAAATCAGTGGCCACGTTATCATTGCCACAAATTAACGTAAAGCTGGTAGTGGTATCACCAATTTTAACCGTTTGTGGTGAAGTATCGGTAAAACTAAGCGTTTTCGCCATCTTTAGGCGCCTCCTTTTCAGCTAACTTGGCATTAAGCTGGTCAATTTGAACTTGAGCCATCGCTAATTCCTGGTCTTTAAGGGCGATCGCTTGGGCATAGTTATTCGTCATCTTGTTGATTAAAGCTTGTGCATCGATATTCATAATCTAATCCTCCTTTGCGGTTGTAGTAGCAGGCTTCAAAGAAGTCAGACTGTCAATCAGCGTGTTCAACACCTTCAATTTGACTCGATCTGCTCCCCCAGCACCGTCAGCGATAGCAGCGTTAAAGTCATCCATGGTAATACTTACTTGTGCGTTAATACCCAGTGTATTGATTTGAAAACTAATTGTCATAATATCATTTGTGTAATCTGGCTTGTAATTTGTAATCAAAATTTTATCCATTTAATTTTGCCTCCAATTTGTTTAATCTAGCCTCTAATTCCATATTGTGCCCGTTTAATTTATCAATTTCTTTCTGTTGTTCCTGTACAGTCGCTAAAGTAGCGTTCAGTAGTACACTGTCATCCACCCCACATAGCTTGCCGTCTTCATCACGGCTAATAAACACGTCTGGTAATTGCCACTGCTTAGTGTCATTCACATCATCGACAATGGAAGACAACCTAATATGGCTGGTATTATCGTCAGATTTATACTGATATGTTGCTAGGTCGATTGAGTTAACTAGCTGTGCCCAGTAAGCTGTGTCAGCCTTTTTTACGTCCTTCTTGACGCTTAATAGGGACGATTTAACTAAGCTATCATAGTGAACGGTACTAGCGTATATATCAACAGGGTTGCCGTTAGCACGGTTGAAATGAATTGGACCATTGTCAGAACTGGTAATCGTGTGATAGGTATTTATGTTGAAGTTACCAATATCTAAAGAACGATTGAATTGGATATTATTAACACCCGATCCGTCAATACCAAAACTGGCTGTCTTCATAGTCGGGCCATTGCCGACATACCAGATATTCTGCGTGCCATTAGGGTTAATATTGCCGTATGGTGTAATAATAATACCCTTCGGTGTAACATCAGCAGAAGTACCATTAAAGGTGATTTGTTGACCGTCGCCATGAAGCGTAATACCGGTACCTGCATCAACAATGACATATCCTGTAGAGGTCAGACTATTATTTGTGAAGTTAGCATCTTGTGAAGTTGAATAGCCTTCATACAATGTTAGCTGTCCAGCTCCTAGTGCCGTGTCAGCCGCTGAGTATTTACCAGCAGCAAACGTAGTCATCCCACGAAGATTGGTTCTGAGTATGCCATCTTTAAGACTTGTTCGTAGTGCTGCCGTTTCATTTGCAACTGTCTTGAACGTTGTGCTGTTGAGTGAACCGTCCGGAAATATAGTCAGCGGATAACTAGTGTTGCCATAGCTGTTTAACTGTGAGCCAGCGTTGAATGTTGTACCATTAATGGTTGAACCATTAATGACTGAACCATCTATTTCACCAGCACTGACAACATTACCTGTGTCTGGCTGGTAACCAGTAGCTTGAGCAGTTTGAGTTAGCATTGGTGAACTAAAACAAGCATTACCATGTCCGTTGTGTGCCCAATATTGTAACCCAACAGATACGGCGTTGCTTGGTGCAACTGCGTTATCGATAGTTATATAACGCCAATCTTGCCCCGAACCGATACCATACCAAGTGTTATCAACGAATCCACCATTAATACGATTACCATTCGAGTCAAAAAATGCTAATGTGAATGAGTATTGCAAGCTAGTGTCACTACCGTCTTCTTTGAACCATACAGAAGCACTAAACGGTTGACCAGTAGCTCCGTTTAACGGGTGTAATTTAGTTTGTGCAAATTTAGCCCAAATTCCAGCCCCAGTATTAGCATTGAAGCCAATAGATGGTACACCATCGTGCATAACGTTTGACCAACAGACAGCGTTATTGCTGATAATCCAGCCGGGAATATATGAGCCGTTGGCACCTAACAATGCCGCATTATAAACAAGGTTAGTGACTCCCCTGATTGTTAAATTGCTAGCCACCACATTACCATTGGAATCAGTTGTAAAGCTACCGTTTGGCGTGCTAAATGAGTTGGCCACAATATCGACACCTTTAAGTGATCCGGTTGTAACGTTTCCTAAATTGGCACTTAAAGCTGATAGTTTGCCAACATTTAACCGGTCAGTGCTGAGTGTTCCTGTTGTAATGTTTGATGCGTTGATGTTTTTACCAATAACCGTGTTAAAATCAATCGTACCAACTGTTATTTTATTGGCACTAACATTACCAATTTTGGAATCAGTGATAGCTGCATTGGCTATTTCAGCCGTTCCAATCACAGCGTCATCAATCACCGTTTTAGTGGTAATATGCACGACTGAGCCATCTTTAACCCCAGCACTTAAAGCTTTGTAATCAGCACTAGCTTGGCTTGCCGCACTAGCCGCCTGTGATGCAACCTGACTAGCACTAGTGCCCGTTGTTGCTGCCTGTGAAGCCACTATAGCGGCACTAGAAGCCGCTTGACTAGCTGCCGATACACTAGACTTCATATTGCTAATATCCGTGTTATAGGCGTCCTTCAAGGCGTTCTGCACGTTGCTCAGAGCTGTGTTATAAGCGTCTAGGAGGCTCTTATAAGTGTCTCGATTAACATCACTAGCTTTAGTGGTATCTGTTAAGATGGCTGCCATGAAGATGTTAAGGTTGTTATAGGCTGTGGTTAAAGTGGTCGTACTGATACTAGCATCTTTCGCACGGGCTAGAATCACATTATACTGGCTTGTTAATCCAGCATATTGTGCTGCTTGGGTCTGCTTTTCAATGACGCTCATTAAATTGGGGTCATTTAAATTGGTGACCCCACTAGCGGCAGTATCAGCCGTATTTTGAGCCTTGATAATTTTAAGGCCATCATCGGTTAAGATGACCTGTGTTGCATTAGATTCTGCCATTTATAAACCTCCTTTCTTAATCATTGCTAATCGTAGTCATTGGCAAACGTTCTTTGATTGGTATTACAAAGACACGTTCTAGAGAATTGCCTTGGTATCTACAATTGAAGGTGACCAATAGTTCCGGCTGATTAGTCTGACTATTATAGATAACGTTGCAGGTTTCAGGCTCAACAACATCGTCGGTTAACCCTAAATTCATATCCAGTAAATAGTTAGAGGCAAATTCTTGCCCACCATGAACAACATTAACTGCGTACACCATACGAGGGTCTTTCATGTTGTAATCACCCGAGTGAAAGTACACATACGGAAAGTCAATGCCTTGTGATTGGTAGGTTTGTTTGTTCTCGTCAAACCCATAGTTGGCAACATTAAAACTATATAGCACGTTATAATTACCTTGTTTAACCTCATCGAGTCGCAGTACGTCCTGTTTACCATTCACGTAGCCGCAAAGTACGTACCCGTGTTTGAAATCGACACTGACTCGTATATAACGATCGACAGTGCAGAAACGCGTAATACGATCATCATCATTGCCTAGGGTCACATTAGCAAGGTAGGGTATGCGACTAATTGCATATTCGTTAACGTTTAAATTAGGCTTGGTTGCGGACCAAATGTAAACAGCCCCATTTACCTCTTCGATTGAAAAGCTAGATCCATGCCCACCGTGTGAAACAATCATCTTGCTAATTGGCTGAAAATTTGTGTCATGTAAGACAAACATAGTATCGCCGGTTGTACTTTGATTGATCGCCCGGCTAGTTATATACTGACCGTTGCTCAAAGGACACATATATTGCGCCGCGTCTGTTATTCCTAGTGCACTGTTGTCTGGATTAAAGCTACCCAAATTACGAATAGCATTAGTTTGTAACTTGATTTCCGGTTCATTTTGGATGTAACGGGTCTCAATAGTCCCGTGCAGTGTGCCTACGGAACTGTATGCTGCTTGCACTAAATAGCCAGTTTGATTGAAACTAGTATCAAGGGTGCCGTCAGTATTATAACGGTGCCAAATGAATCCTTTGTTATCAATATAAGCTGAAATATTAGTATTGCCTTCCCAAGCTTGCAAAATTAGTCGCTTAGTCTGGGTGGTATCAGTGAAGTTGTTGCCGTCAGGAGTTAAAGCAACTGGTTTAACCGAACTAGCGTCCTCCTTTGCCTTTTCAATGGCGCTATTAATAGCGCTTTGATAACCTTGCATCCAGGCCGGTGTGGCAACTGGTACCGTGACATACTCACCAAAGCCAACTGTATTGCCATACGGGTTGGCAAAACTTATTGTCCGTTGGATGACTCGACCACTGGCATCTAATGCTGGCTTGATTAACTCATCTTTAAACCTAATCGTGGCACCTAATGGTGGATTAAATTTAGGTGTTACATTAACCTCATAATACGTCCGCGGATGATTATACAATTGCAGCATTTCCTCAGCCCATGTTTTAAGACCGGCTGGGTTTTCAATTGAATTAGCTGTAATAACCCCCTCATAGTACAAACCAGATTGCCAGTCAGGGTTATATTTCTGATTAGCTTCATCATCAACAATGTAAGGCTTACCATCATTAACTAGCGCAATCGTGTTACCGTTAGCACCATAAGGGATAAGTTTAGTGATTGGATTTGACACCGTTGTTCGCTTTACGCTAGTCATATTCTTGCCAAATACCGCCTCGTTGTAGACCATATCAGCATTAAGTTGGTCAGTAATGACACACACCTTTTTCGTGACATTTCCTTGGCTGTCAATCTCAACATAAGGGTCAATCTCAACGTTATAGGTTTGGATTAGCGTCTGTACTAACGTACTAGCTTTTGTTTTACCATCAATGGTAATCGATGGTGTCATTACATTAGTGGTCTGATAGTCTAGCGTCCAGCCAGTAGCGTTAAAACACTGGTTAAAAGCCGTCTGAATCGAACTAGCACTAGCCATAATTGCCACTGGGTAATGATGAGCTAGTGTGTACAAGCATAAATTGGTAAAGTTAGCCGTTGTGACGTGCTTAGTAGCGGCGGTATTGCTTTCTTCCACGCTGTATATGCGCATGACATACCAATGACCAGATAGCTCGTCATAATAGGCTAAGTTATTACCAGCCACCACTTTATCTGAATCCGGCTGGCCTTGAAGCACATCTAATGAACCTTGATGGTCGAACTTCTTAGACTGGGCATTTAGGTTGATGGTGCCGTTAAAGTTATCTTGGGTTCCAACATTGGCATCATCGTCATAACTTGTACTGGTCGTATCGGCGTCAGCTAGTTGAATCTTGATGCTATCATTAGAAAACTTAGTAGCCCCATCAACCGTCAGGGTACCAATCCGCTTTAAATTCGGATCTAGGATTAAATACTGGTTTTTTAAAGCCATTCGTTAACCTCCTTATCTCAGTTATGTAAAAAGGCCACCCTTAATGGGAAGCCTTTAGTATTGTTATAGTATCCTTGGTAGATATTTCAGGGTTATTTGTGCGTCATCTAAATCACCAATCATCGACAAGCTGTTAACGCCCGGTTTCAACTTAGGAAAGTCGGTTGACCAAACGGGTGAAACTAGCTTGCCATTTACCGTAACCGTATCAGTCTCACAGTCCATCACAATTTCTTCACCGGCTCCAGCAATATAAGTCGGCTTTGTTGCATCAACTTCATTGACTTTCCATATTTGAAGGTCAGTCATTGACATAAAGGGGTTTCGGTAGGGAACTTTATAAATATCTTCTGTAATTGGGTGCTTTAGAAAGACAGACCCAATCCCACCTAAGGGTGTCTGATACTTATTCTGAGTATCAACATAGGTTCCATGCACTAACATGTGAATATGAGGATCCAGGAACGGTTGGCCTGTTTTGGTCGAATACTGGGTGATGCTCCAGGTAAATACTTGTCCTCGTTTAGTAATATCCAACACTAGCCAAGCACCTGCCAGCGCGGAATCTTCCTCTTTGTTGACCACCGTTGTATAGGTATCAACGGTTTCTTTAACGGTTTTCTTAGTTACCTTTCCGCTTCTGGAACGCCCATATTTAGTGCCAGTTCTGGTTGTCGTGCCAGTTTTAATTTTAATTTTCTGGTCAGGCTTGTTTGTAAAAGAACCTGCTGGCCCTGAACCATAGTATAAGTCAGTATAGCGGTCGCCATATTCTAATGTTGATCCGGGCTCACATATTTGAAGTCTAGCCATGGGTTTAGCGCCAAAGGCCATATCACGCATGCCAAAGCGTCCAATAGTGTTACCGTTAGGGTCTAATAGCAAGACTTCAACACGCCCCATTGCACGCCCATTATGAGCACCGCTGTACTTAAATTGATGGATACCCGTTCGTACTCGCCAGTCAGTCAGTGATTGTGTCATACCAGTATACCGATAGGCCGGCCCATACCAGCGGTCTTCCCCGGTTGTGGGGATCGTACCAAAGTCATATCCGGCGCTATTTACAGCTGGCCGCATTACATTAGTTGAAGTCTTAATTTCACTGTGGCCTTGATATGTGTACGTTTCACCAGTCTTCATGTTGCTGATTGCGTTGGCATCATTTGTCCACATTGCCATAGTTCCTAGCGGGTCATCAACAACTTTAGTATAAGGTTGAACCGCAGTGGCTTGGTCTCCAGGTGACTCAGGCCCTAAACCAAACTGACCGCCATTTAAACTAAAGCCGATATACTTTAAGTCTCGTTTAGGTATGACCTGGATAACCGGCTCTGTTCGTGCAGTACCGTCAACAGTAACCGTGTTTAAACCATTATTTAAAGACTTCTCAACCTGCGGCAGAGTTGCTCGGGGATCAGACTGCACAAAGGTAATCGTAAGCGTCATGTCATACATACCCGGGTTAATCGGGGCTGGATCACTAATTGCGGTAATATGTCCCCAATACGTCACCTTAGGTTCAAAACCAAATACTAGTGGATATTCTTTACCATTATCACTAGGGTCATCACTTAGTAGTAAACCGCTTAAATTGTGCATCACCTGATTAAATTTGTCTTGGTTATCAGCACAGTAGATTGATACCGGAATATTAATCGTCCGACTAGTAAAGTCCGTGCCATTGAACTGGTTACCATACATAGCCGGTATATCAGTCACCTGTTCAGCCATGGCCGGTGCACTAGGCAATACCACGTTACCCATCTCAACTTGTAAATCGTCCCGGCTATTTAAGCCAGCATATTCAAAATCATCTCGTCGTAAGGTCACGATTTAACCTCCTTTTTAAATTTAACTATGTAAAAAGGGCGTCCAATTAAGGACGACCCTTTGGTTGATTAGGATATTAGTACCCCATCATTTGTGAGTATTGTGAAGCTGTCTTACTATCCGATTTAACGGCATTGACCACGTCAGATTTAGCAATAATGGCTTGAATATTACCCATGTTGCCTAGAATGGCGGACATTAAGCTGATTAGTTTATCAAGTTTCTTATTACTTTCACTGTCTGTTGGCATAACCTGGCTACCATTGTTGCCATTTACCATTTGACTAGCTTGTGAAATTAGCTGGTTAGCCCGTGATTTATTGGTCAATGGCAGCACCATTTCAGGTTTGTTATGCTCTGCAATTTCGTATAATCCGTGGCGACCGATAATTCCACCGTTTTCATAACCATGGCCGTTACCAAGGAAACTCAATCCGCTGCCATACCGATGCTTGGCGTAGTTTAAACCGGCTAGCATATTGTCGTAACCATTCCAGATATCGTCATGACCAGGCAAATGATAAGCACTAAAAGTTCCGGGCTTAACTTGCATCAATCCTTCTGCATGTCCGTCAGCTAAACCGTCAGTACCACCCATAGCTTTAGGGTTACCACCTGATTCAGTATTGATTTGGCGTAACACTCGGCCAATCATGCTTGAATTAGTTGAAAGCCCAAGTTTATCCAAGGCGCTTTTAACATCAGGTTTCCAACGTTCAACACCTGAACCACCCGGATCACCAACATCATCACCAAACATGCTGGCAAGTTTACTAATAAACTTCCAGAATCCACCGCCAACTTGTGATTTGATAATTTTTTCTAGTCCGCTATTAGCTTTAGCGCCTTTATCGTCCCCACTTGAAATACCTCGAACACGTCCATAAATTGGAGTGCCAGGGAATGACGATACAGAACTCATACCAATGTTAGGATGTGAGCTTGGGCTCATCGCTGACCAATATTTACCATTACCAGCATAAACACCGATATGTTCATTATTACCAATCAGATCACCGGGCTTAGCATTTGCAGCAGAAACATGTTGCGTTTTTGCAATTTGAGCACCAGAAAAATGTGGAAAATCAATACCAAAAGAATGTTTCAAGGCGTACATTACTAATCCAGAACAATCAAACTCATCTGGCCCAGCAGCACCCCAAACGTATCTCTTACCTTTACCATACTTTTCAACTGCGCCTAATAATCCACTAGCATCACCAGCTCCATCTAAATCAACCATTGACCAAAGCGTTGACCACCACGTCTTAGCTTGTTTCTCAACGCCATTAAATAGTCCATGGCCAATGTTACTCATGACACCCGAGATGCCCTTAGAAGACCAGTTAAACAGGTTTTCGAGTGACTTAATTGGGTGAGCAATAATATTTTCGGCGGTCTTAAAGAACTTCTCCAAGCTGCCGACCTTCTTGCCAACCCAGCTAGTCACACCTGATATACCACTAGTGACACTGTTTAAAATATCACCAAAGAAGCCAGTCCCTTTTGCATACTTGGTAACTCCTTGCATACTCATTAACATGGCTGTTTCACTAGCACTCAATACCTCAGTGCCAGCTGGTAACATCATCTTAGTGTTACGTCCTTGAACAATGCCTGAATCGCCATTAGGCAGCATGACCATTTCTTTATTACCAGTTTGGGGGCTATCATTACCATCATTTAACATTGCCATAGTAGGACGTGTAATCGGATTCCGTGATCCACTGAACATACCAGTACCAGTGGCAAAATGAACATGACCTAAATCACCAATAGTCTTTCTTTTACCACCAAACATATGGATGACACTATCAACCGCATTAATTCCACCATTGATAAGGTCGATAACATCGTTCATGCCGTCTCTAGCAAGCCTCTTTAAATTGTTCCAAAGACCTTTGAAGATATTCTCAACGCCAGTGCCTAAATTAGACCAGCCACCCTTAAATGACTTCTTGAATGTTGATAGCCAGTCACCCATTGAACGCCCAAACACTCTAGTATGGCTCAAGTCTTTATTCCAATAGTTGTGCAGGTTAGCCCGCATGGTGTCCCAGTGGTTATTCCAACTATGTGACCAGCTCTTCTTCCAGCCAACCCATCTGGATCCCATACTAGAAAAGAAATCTCTAGTATGTTTATATGAACTGTTCCATGCACCATGCAAGTTGCTAGTTGTGTTATTCCAGTGTGTTGACCAGCTCTTTCTAAAGCTATTCTTGAAGCCATTCCACTTACTACCAACGGTGCTAAAGAAGTTTCTAGTGTGCTTCGATGAACTGTTCCAAGCGCTATGCAAGTTACGAGTCATAGCATTCCAGTGGCTGTTCCAACCTTTTCTAAAGCTATTTTTAAATCCGTTCCACTTATTGCCAACGGTGCTAAAAAAGTTTCTGGTGTTCTTAACGGAACCATTCCAGTTATTTCTGAGCGATTTACCCATGGCTGACCAGTGGCTATTCCAGCTCTTTCCAAAGCTCTTTTTAAAACCATTCCACTTTTTAGACATGTTGCCTAGTGCTTGGCCTATCGACTTGCCGACATTTGAGCCCCATTTAGCAATACCCTTGCCAAAGTTAACCACTGATTTAAACGCATTATTTACCCAGTCACGAAACGGCTTAATGTGCTTGTAAGCTAACACTAGTCCAGCCGTTAAAGCGCCTAAGGCAACTACAGCAATACCAATTGGGTTAGCGTCCATGGCTGCATTGAGTAACCATTGAGCGGCTGTTTCTTCACCACTAGCTTTAGCGGCTAGCCTTTGAGCCGTGCTCAGTGACCTAATAAATCCAATTGTTTTACCAATACCACCAGCAATCCCTAGGAAGGCCTTACCAATACCTACGAGTTTAGAAATGGCAAAATAGGTTACAATACCTTTACCTAAGGCTTCAATGGCACCTTTATGCTTGGCAATAGCGGCAGTAGCGTCAGCCACTCCATTCATGCCTTTTGAGGCATCTTTGGAATGCCCACCAATCAGCTTTAAAGCACCAGCTACAGCTGACCATGCACCCTTAGCTAAACTGCCAACAATGCTAGCAAAGGCTCCACCAGTCTTCTCAATTGACTTTTCATTCTTGACTAAGAAGCTAATAACATCACCGACATACTGGCCGGTTTTCTTACCAAGTGCTCCAACTAGGCCAGTTAAAGACTTCTTAACATTATCTAAAGCACCCTTTTTTTCAGAAATTCCATCAATAGCCTTTTCGATACCAGAAACTAAGGGTTTGGCAAACGCTACTTTCAAATTGGTGTAAGTGCCTTGGATAGCGGCCATCTTACCCTTAGTTGTATCGCCGAACTCTTCCCATGCTTTGCCGCTTGTTTTAGCAGCCTTAACCATATAGCCTTGCAATTGTGAGCCGGTAATCTTACCAGCTACCAGTTGCTTGTTAAAGGCATCTGTTGACATACCACTAGCTTTAATGATGGCCTTTTGAAGCTCAGGCACTTGGCTAAAGGTACGCTTAAATAAACTGGCGGTTACTTTAGAACTACCAGCTAGTCTAGAAACCCCTTGAGTAAGACTAGCTATCTGGTCGCCTGATTTACCAGCTGCCGAACCATAGCTAGTTAATACCTCAGTCATGGCACGGGCCTTAGTGGTGCTGTTGGTCATGGCATAGAATTTCTTCTGCATTTGGTCAATAGCGGCACCGGACATGTTAGCCTTAGAACGAATGTCACCAATTTGAGCCGTCATCTTAGCTGCTTCACTGTCAGACAGACCTAAATTAGTCCACTGCTTCTTAATCGTAGCTCCAGCTTCGGCTAGTTCATAACCTTGTTTGGTAACTCCTTTAATGTAACCTATTGCACTAGAAGCGGCGTTACTAATTGTGTTACCAATAGCAGCTCCAATAGCAAAATGTTTGGTCTCATCATTAGTTTTCTTTTCTTCTTCTCGAACTAAGCCTAATTTAGACTTGGCAGAATCGAGCATTCGGGTAAAGGCCGTTGGTTTAGCCTTATTCATGGCTGAATCTAACTCATTAGTCTCACTTTTGAGCTTAGCCATACTAGTAGCGGTCTCGTTAACCCGCACTTGCTGACGTTTATAGGCATCACTAGTAGCACTACTGGCATTCTTAATCCGCTCTAGTTCGCTAGTTTGGGCTTTATACTGAGCCTCCATATTAGAATAGGCCTGTTTTAAGCCACTCAATTTAGCCTTGTTAGCTTCGGCCGACCTACCTTCGGCTTCTAGGCGCTTTACATAGGACTCACTTACAGCTGTAATCTGTTTATAGCCCTTTTGTAAGTCGGCTAAGCCTGAATTATAATACTGTAGCTTTGACTTAGCCCGATCTAACTGACCACCCATACTGTCGTATGACCGACTAGCCTTGTTAATCTGGTCAGCTAGTTTTAAATAAGCTTCTTCACCGCTTTTGGTATCTCTGTTTAGGCCTGATTGACGGGACTTTAACTCATCTATCTTAGCCTTTTGCAGCTCCATTGATTTGACTAAGCCATCTACCCTAGCTGCTGCGGCCTTTTGATACTCACCTGCTGACTTTAATGCCGTCTCTTGGGCTTTCCAACCACTAGTGTTAGCTTTGACCTCAGCGGTTAACTGCTTGAGCGATTTAACCGCTTCTGCTGAATCTAGGCCAACCCTACTGGTCATCTCACGGCCAACTACTTTTTTTGCCATTTTTTAACCTCCTTTTTTTGGCACAAGCGCTATAAGCCATATGTTTGATTAATGGCCTCTAGTGGGTCAACCAGTTCAGCACGATCTTCCTTCTTACGAGCGTTCAAAGCCTCCATCATACTGAAAAAAGAGCTATCATCGAATTCTTTCGGTGATAACCCCTCGGTTAATAATTGTTGAGCTAGTAAGTTGAAGTCTTCCTGTTGGTTTTTCAACTTTAGGACTTCCTTTTTAATCTCACTGTTACGCTTGTGCCGGCTTATTTTGACGACTTAGCGTCTTTGATGGCTTTACGTTGCTTCTGTTCAGACAGCTTAATATCAGCGTCTGAGATACCATTTAAGCGCATAATCAAGTAACCAACACCTTCGCCAAACCGCTCAATTGAGACAGTATCGTTAATCGTTTCCATCTGCTGATCAGTGTAGCCCATTACCCGTTGTACAAAATCGGCCATATCGTCCTGCAATTCCAGACCGTTTTTCATGGCGTCTAGTTCAGTAATCTCTTTTTCAGTGTCTTGTGACTCCAGCATGCCAATTTGAACCTTGGTAGCCAAGCGAATGATATTGTTAGTTGGTGTTACATTGGCCGTCTTGTTGATTTTGAAGTAATTTTTAGCATTGATTTTCATAGTGATTTATACCTCTTTATTTAATTTTTGTATGTATTAAAAGGCCACCCAGTTAAGGGAAGCCTTTTAATTGTTGCTATTTGCTAGGAGCTGCACTGCTGGGAACTACAGTGGTTGTACTAGTTGTACTACCGGTTGCACCACCGGTTGACTTAGTGTAACCGCCAAATGTTTCAGCATATAATTTATCTAAGTTGAAGTTAGGGTCATTTGACTTGGCAATCATATAAGGTTGTTGTACCCCATTGGCAGCTAAGAAAATGTCTGGCTTCAATGGTGTTAAGACAGTACCATTTAGAACCGTTGAGTAAGCTGCTTCATTGTTGGTATCAGTTGAGTTGTTAGATGCTTCTTCAACGAATTCAATGTTATTGAAGCATTCATAAATTGAGATGTCACCATCTAGTGATTGAGATTCGGCAATCATCGCCACATGAGGCTTAGGCAACTGACGAACCCAAGCACCTGTGTTAGGGTTCTGTGTATATCCCTTTAGCATTTGATTAATCCGAAAATCCAAGTCCAAAGCGGTTAAAGCCAGGGTAGGCATAGACTTACCATAAGCCGTACGCTTGATTTGTCCATTCCCCCAGCCAGGCGTTCCGGCCGCTTCAATAGCAGTCACGTTAATTTGACTGAAACCTTCGCCATTATGATCGGCAACATAGATTCCGTCAGCAGATAGACCTTTTGTAGCGTCTTTAATTAGGTCTCCGTTATCGTCTAGTAAAGCAAAAGTTGCTTTGACAATGTTATGTTTTGACATTTATATCTCTCCTTTAAATCATTTCATTTTTAGTTACGTAAATTGTTTTCGTTACTTGGTTGGTATCTGGGTCAGTTGTGTGATGCTGACTAGATACAATCAACCAGCCAGCATCTTTAAGGCTTTTCATCAAAGCTATCTCAGCTTCCAATGGGTTAAAGTCATCGGCTAGGTCAATCTTGTAGAAGATTTGAATTTCAACACCCATGGCTAGACCTTTAAACGTGCTGTTTGCAAGATAGGCCGGACTTGAATCGGTCTCTTGTAATAGCATGACTGTACTATCAGTGTTGTCTAAATCTTCTTTAGGAATTGCATTCAGGTAAACTTTATCGAGCCACGTTAAGTCGAGGGAATCAACTAGGCTGGCTACCTGTGACACTGGTAATAACACTAGTCATCGCCCCCCTTCTTATACTCATCTAACATGGCGTTAAAGACATCATCTTCTGAGTCGGCTAGGTTATCATCAACAAAGTGGTCAGCTTTAATGTGCTTAGTCCCATCGTTTAACCGCCTAGCATTCATATCATGGTACTTATTAGTCCAGCCAACAATTGATTTACCATCATGTTCACCGTCTATATCGTTAGCGTTATAGCTTATATTATCAGCCATGTGTCCGTACTTCTCATCTTTATGTGAGCTGTAATGTTTCTTTTTCGTGACTTCCGTCAAGTTATCAGCTAACTTCTTAGCTCCAACTTCGGTTATCTTCTCTTGCTCAGCTTCATTAGGGACTAGCTTGCGAACGTCTTTAAGCCAGCTATCTAGTTGCTTAGCCATATCATCGTATGCCATAGCTAAGCCCCCTTAGTAATCCGTTTGAGTGTTAAATAATCGCAAGATAGATAATTGCTAGAATCATCCATGCTGTCATTGATGACATCGTAAAGTTTACCTTTATACTTACATTGAATACCTTCATAAACTTTAGGATTATGCCTAATAATGACCACCACTTGCTCTAGTTGTTCTGATGTTAGTTGATACGAAGATGCAATTGATCGTGTATAGGGTGCACAGTACAAACTAAACTGACTATCCAATATTGGCTTACTAGTCCCGTTAATACGATTTTGAACAGTTTTAACAGTGCCAATCTCTATACGTTGGTTAAAGTCAACTGGGGTTAATCGATTAGTTGCCATTGCCGTTCACCTCATCTTGCTTTTGATTATACAAGCCTCGTAATTGGCCAATGATTGAATCAACAACTAAGTCAACTGGATTAACAGCGTTTGAAGTGATAGATGTCCGGTAATACCAATATGAACCAGCTAAGGCATAAACAGCCGTTTCAAACAAGTCACTCACGCCTTCCATTTCATAGAACCCTAGAACACTATTGTCGTCCCCAATGGCCTGTTTAATGTAGCTAGTGGCTGCAGACAAATAGCCTGTTAGCAGCTTGTCATCATCATCCCCATCAATTCGCAAAGATGATTTTAATGTTTCTAAATTGGCTGCCACTTAAATCACATCCTTACTTAGCCGCCCAGATTATTACTGCACTGTTTATTTATTGGCGACATAGGTGGCTAATTACTTAGCAGGGGTTGTTGGAGCAGCACTCGCCGCAAAGTTGGCCGGTTGGTCAGCAATTGTACTGAATGATCCTGCAACAAAGGCGTCCTTATCAGTAGCTTCAACATCAAAGCGATCAATCACACGAATCTTAGTTTGATCTTTTTCAAAGGCGCCACCACCAATATTTGTAGTCAACAAGGAAGTGCTTTCTCGGTCAAACAAAGTTACCGCTTGTGACAAATCGCCATAGTAAAGTGGATAAGCCGGTGCTGATGCAGTCCCAACATTAGGCAACCATTTGTCAGCTACTTCTACAATTCGCTTGCCATGGATTAAATATTGATCAGGTTGTGTTGGATCAGGTTGCAATAAGTAACGTCCCATAGCATCCTTAACTTCAGAAAGAACATTTAAACCTGACGTATTGGTCATTAAGAATGATGTAGACTTAATAGCAGGGTCAACGGCGGTGTTAATCATCGTAATAATGTCATCGAACTTGGATAAGTTAGGCTTCTTAGGTGCATCGTTCATTGCTTCAATGATTTTAGCGTTGCGAGTAACAACAACCTTCTTAGCAATCCATTGAGACAACCAAGCCAGAATATTATCAGCAGTATCCTTTAATAGCGAGTTAGTGGCAGTGGTAATGCCAGCATACCGATGGATTGTGTATTTGATAATGGATAGCTTAGGATCGTCATTATCACCAATGGTAGCTGTTTCATCGTCTAAATCGGCTAACGGAGTAACGTCAGTCCACTTTTCGTAAACGCGTGACCCAGTTTGAGTTGTAACAGCTTCCCGATTAACATATTGTTGTAATGAATCGTATTGGCGAACCAGCGTATTAATTGCTGTTTGAATATCTTGAGGAATAGTCAAACCAATTGCGTTGCCACCTTCATCGGTAGATGAAGTTACCAAGTTCATAACTTTAGGGTCGCCTTTAATCATGCCTTGGAAGTTCTTAATGAATTCATCTTTGATGTCTTTTTCATTATCATCAAGTGGGGTCTTGTCCTTGTCATTCATGTTGGCAATTTCTTGCGCCTTGCGTTCTTCTTCCAATTGTTCATGTAAAGCATCACGACGGGCAACCGCATTGTCGCGGTCTTGTTTCATTGCTTTAAATTTTTCTTGATCAAAGCTGTCATCAAGGACAGCTGCGTTTAATTTGTCGTTTAAGTCTGATACCTTTTGTCCTTGGGCAATCCAAGCATCATTGATTGTATTGATATTAGCCATTAGTTGGCCTCCTTTTGATTTTTTCCAAATAAAATAGCCAATTTGCTGTTTCGTAATTCAGCAGATTGACTATTAGTAGTATTTTCTTCTTTAGACGGCTTAGCTTTATCCTTATCCGCCTTGTAAATTAAGTTCATCAATTTGTTAACTGCAGATTTAGGTGGAATATGTGAGATAGCATTCACTGGTTGCAATTGTTGATCATTAGCAAACATAATTTCGTCAGCAAAACCTTTATCAACAGCATCGCTAGCAGTTAACCATGTTTCGTTTGCCATTAATTGTAGCAAGTCAGCTTGATCCATGCCGGTTTTAGCTTGATAAGCACTGGCAATTGATTGATCAATGCCATTTAAAATACTGGCTTCATGCTCTAAATCGTCAGCATTACCAGCTGGTTGTGACCAAGCTTTATGAATCATAATCTGGGCAGTTGGTGAAATGTTGATATGATCGCCAGCCATAGCAATCACGCTTGCCGCACTAGCGGCTAAGCCTTGAATATTAACTGTTACATTGCCAGCATAATTCTTTAGCATAGTGTAAATCTCACTAGCTGCGAAAACATCGCCACCATTGGAAGCAATGTCAACTTCAAGTGCTTCATCATCACCATCGTCGTCATCGTCATCATTTAAAATGTCAGCAACACCCGAAGGTGATACTGCTGGCATTCCAAAGAACTTATAGAAACCGGCTGTTTGATCATCAACGATATCGCCTTTAATCATTACTTTCTTTGTCATCATTATCACCTCCTTTTTCTGATATAGCTTCAGGCATTTCATCTGGTAAATAACCAGTCTGCTGTAGTAACCAAGTTGCTTGATTATGGGCAATTGCGCCATTTTTAGTTAGCCCTGAAAGGGTAGCTGCAAATGAGTCTCCCAATGGGTCTACAGCAGTCCGTATATTGGCTGTAATCTTAGCATTAAGCTTATTATCCAACTCAGCTATAATCGCCTGTAAATAGCGATTAAGGGCATTGGTGTACATACCCTTAATTTGGTCAATATTACTTTGCTGGTCACCTTGGCCGTTTAAATAGCTATCAGGAATACCGAAAACTTTAGCAATTTGCTTACTCGTCCAATCTGTTTGGCTTAATAGCTTAGTAACATCGGCTTTCATTTCGAGTGGCTTGTAATCTTCAAGTTGGTCAATAACTACCGGGCCACCGTTGGAATTGTTTACCTGTTTCATGAAGTTACGTGAACGACTGGCCTTCATCTTCTCACTTAACAATCCGCCATGCTGAATAGATAGTACGCCCGGAGCGCTAATTGAACGTGCTAATGCAGCCAACGTTAAATTGTTAGATGAATTCTTGACTTGTAACTCATTCGATAATGCTTTTAAAGGACTATTACCCGTCATACCGCCATCGGTACTAGCCCATCGAATATGAATCATGTCAGACTGCGGTACATATTGAAGCACGCCTAAATCAGGCTCGTCAAAGGTAACCGTATAGGTCAAGCCGCTGCCATCATCTAATAAGTAGGTTTGCACTTGGCTAGGTCGCAAATATTCCCAGCGTAAATCTAAACCGTTAGAATTGCGCCAACGGTATGCAAAGCATTCACCACCTAATAGCAATTGCGAATACATCGACTGCCAAAACGTGTGACCGTTAGCTGTCGTGCTAGGATTGTTTAGAATTCCTTGTGCTCGTGGCATATTGGCCGTTAATTGCACTGTAGCTAAGTCTCCAGATATTTGATTAACTGCTGAATAAATATCTGAATTTTTCAAAGCTTCTTTGGCACTGACATACTCATTATCGCCAGTTGGTGACAGAAAATTAACGATATTATCGTCTTCTACTGGCACACTTTGAATACTAACTGAATTATTTATTGCTGTTGGTGGTTCAAAAAAAGGCATTATTAATCACCTCCTTTTTGGCTAGCTGTGATAACTTCTGAAAGCCAGCCAACTAAAAATAAAGCTACAGCAATTGCTAGAACGCCCTGTGCCTGCCCAAATAAAAAGGCTGCATATACCCCAGCAATTATGCCTAGAATAAAACACAGCACGTCAAAGTAACGCCATATTGTTGCAAAAATTTGTTTAAAAATCATTAATATCATCTCCTAACAATCCCGACTCCGGGTTATTAAACCATTCAAGAACTTGTTTTTCGTTCATGCGTTCGACCTGTTTATCAGGATTGTTTACGTCTGAAAAGTCTTCAAAGTGATACATGGCTTGGAATAAGGCATCAATTAACGCATCTACCACATCAATCTTCAACGTAGCCTTAGCTTTATCGACTTGAATACCAATCTTGTCTTCGTAAATTTCAGCATTTAGTAATGCCTTTTCCATAATTCGATCATCCAAACGGTCTACTGAGCCTTCAACAAAAATTGTCTGCAAAAACTTAGTTGGATCCTTCAATTCACTAGTCCGCTGCCGAATGGCTTGTAATGGCCAACCAGAATTTAATTCCAATTGCTTGATTGTAGGCGTTAATCCCCACGCATCATAGCCAAAGAAGACAACTTCAAGTCGATGCTGCTCAACAAAATTGAGTAACCACTGATAAACCTGCTCGTCATTAATTAGCCCTTGCGGATGGTTACTAATTGTACAAAATCCCTTTTGAGCTAAGTCCCGGTAATTAATACCATCTTGCTTTTCTTTAGCTTCAATCGAACCGGCTTTCTGCCAAGGAATAAAGCTATGCTGATAAATAAACCATCGTGGCTTGCCATTATTATCACGATAAGGAAATACAAATGCCAGTGCCGTGTTATCACTAAACATTGAGTAGTCAAAACCAATATAGACTTGCCGGTCATCAAAACTAAACGATGGCACAATGGCTTTTTCAACGTCAGGCAGTTTCAAAAAGCTGTCGGTCGATTGTTCTAGCCACAAATTAAGGTTTTTGTTTTGAAAATCGTTGAGTGTGCCTGACAAAGCGTCAGAGTCACGCTTATCTGTCAAGCCGTTCAGCAACACTTCACGTTGGTTCGGTAAATCCAGCAAGGGATTACTTTTAACCCACGTATCGGGCTTATAAGTTTCGTCCAGATTGTCCTGCGACCAAATAAGCCCCAAATATGTATCAGCATCGCGCAAATAATCTTGTTCCATGGCTTGCTGAATCATACGCTCATCATCGTGAAACGGAACAGTGGGATCAGGATACGCCGTTGAAATCTGAATAAATTGCTTATTACGCACCTTAACTTGGCCAGAAACAATTTTAGAAATCTTTTGCCGTGTTTTTACTTCGCCAATTTCATCAAAAATCGCCGTTGTAAAGTGAAAACTATCGTACTGACCGGCCTCATGGCTAATCGCCCGTAACTTGTTATTAGTCTTACTCATTGTGACTTGGTCAGCCTGCGATGAAAGTGTCCGTGTATCTAATCCACTATCTTGAATTAGTGTTTTAAATGGTTCAATCATTGCAATCTTGGCTAGCATCGACTTAATGTAGCCTAGAATCTTGCTAGTTTGCTTGTAATTAATTGATGAAACTAAATAGTCTTGGTTAGATAGTCCCAATGACTCAATTAAAAAACTGTAAGCAGTGATAATCGCCATAAGGTAAGTTTTACCCTGGCCCCGCGCAACGGAAACGATAGCCCGTGAAAAACGTTTGCCGCCGTCGTCATTGCGCCATCCAATTAGCATAGCCATAATAAATTTCTGCCACGGCATAAGCTTAGTTGGTTCGCCCGTATCAACGTTCGGACAGATGGCAGCAAATTTAAGCACTTGGTCTACTTTCTTAACCGAATAAGTAAAGGGAAATTCAACGCTACCTTGTCGTTGCAAGTCTCGAATATGGCGGAAAGCCGCTAATTTAATCAGATAGCCAGTAGTCACCTTCTCATCGAGAACATCAAAAGCATATTTTGTGCCTGAATCAGTGTATTGCTGGCGAATCGCTGAGCAGTCTAATGCTTGATAAGCTCCAATAACATCATGTGTTTGGGTTAAATCAATTTTCATTTTTACCCTCCCAAAAATTCTTTCATTCGATCAGCAACGCTACGCTCGTCCTTGTGGTCATCTAAGTTTAACTTGAGCAAATCGCTACGTGACTTAGGAGATAGTCCCAACTCAGCGCCTAACTTCGTCAGATTCTTAACCGCCGAATCGTAAATTTGAGTCATCGGGTTTCGCTTGTAGCCAACAAAGTCCCGACCGATTTTTTGACCAGTTTGGTCTTGCAACGTCTTATAGATTGCTTGGACTTCACCGTTTTCTTGGATATGTTTATACGCATTGCGGTAAATCTCATATTGGGAAGCATATTGCTCTACAAGCCCGCTATCAATGCGTTTAACTGGGGTATTATCTTCTAAAAAAGGCACTAATCGACGCCAAACGACCTTAGCTTGCCGGCCTAAGTAAGCTGGCGGTGTACGTGCTAATTGCCCGTCGTTGACGTCTTTATCCGGCTTTTTCATTTTATATGCCTCCTTTCGTTACTTGGCGACCCCCCCTACCTAAAAATTTTCAAAAATTGTTTCTATCACAAGATGACGGCAATGTGTGCGCTCTTCCTGGGACGTCTAGGGGGCGGGGGGGTTGTTTTAATAATCATTGCGACCAAACCAATTACACTCAAAAATTTAAAGTCGCTTAAATCGCACGACAGGTGCCAATAAATCAATTGTTCATTAACACAACAATTGACGATACATCATTGATTGGTGTTACGCTTTGCAACTCGTTGCCTTGACCAGTACCATAGTATGATTGTTCCCAGTCCGTCTTAGCACGATGGCAACTTCCGCAGATAACAGCTAAGTTATCAACGTTAGCTTTCAATGTTTCATCAAACTCAATTGGCACAATGTGGTCAACTGTCTTAGCTGGTGTGATGACGCCTTGCACTTTGCAGTAAGCACATAAGTAGTGGTCACGCTCCAGGACTTGTTGCCTTAGGTGTGACCATTGCCTTGTACGATAGAAGCTGTATTGCTGACGCTTATCCTCATTGCGATAACGAGTGACCGTATTGTACTTGTGTGTGTATTGTTTGTCATTGCCACGTGCCCAACGTTGCCGACTAGCCAAGTACTCAGCTTCATGCTCATAGTGCTGCTGGCAATAGTGGTCAGGAAAAGTGACCATCGCATGACAGTTAGGATAGCGGCATCTTCTTGTTCTTGGCATGTTGCTTTCTCCGTTTCTTTTCCAAACTAAAAGCGCCATGCTGTTTAGCACGACGCTTCATCCATTTATCTAAGTGGGTATCCATCTCCGCTTCTTGTGGCGTGACGTAGCCGTATTTTGTGTTACTTAACTTTGCCATACCACCACACCTTACTTTCTAATTAATTTTATACATGCCGTTTGTAAAATTCTTTAACCATGATTTATGAATCCGATCAAGTCCATCCCAACCTCACTTGGTTGCATAATAACTTGACCGGTACTTATCTGGCTTCCAAAAACAAATTCATTTTTTTGTAATTCTTGTACTGAATACTGAATTCTCGATACAATATTAGGATCATCAATGCCTTTAAAGTGTGAATATGCATCCGTAAATTCCTTACTCATATCCCCTTCAACGTGATTGTTATTGATTATCATAGACATACTAAAAGGTGGCCATTTCAAGTAGTCCTGTAAAATTACCATAGCCTGAGGGGTTATCCTATCAATTAGTGAGATTAGAAATTTGTACTTTGTAAAAACACTTTTAAAGTTATTTACATCGGACAAGTTTAATAATGTATCTCTTAAGATATCCATCATGTCCCCATCAGCCGGATAATCTTTTAATATTAAAAGCAGTTTATTAAATAAGATGCTGCCATACGGATCGGTAATTACATTAATAAGCCGTTTTAACGCATATTCCTGGTTATCTGATTTATTTAAATACTCCCCAAGTAAAAGAGCTTCTTTAGACTCATTAAGCTTTCCCTCAATCTCTTCATGTGCACCAATGATATCAACAATCATATCCCCCCAGCTTTGGTTCAATAGATCCATTGAGGCTTTCCTACCAACAGATTTTGTGCTTTCAATTCTCACTTTTTTTGTTTCACTTTTAGTCAATTTTTTTGCCTCGATTCGAGACTCTAGCGTTTGTCTCTGCGCATTCAAGAAATACTCGGGATTTTCAAGCATTGAGAGTAATTCTTTTGATTTTTCCATGTCCCTACCTCCAAACTACCATAACTATACAAAAACTCCCGCCAATAAGCGAGAGCTAGTTTGGAGATTGTCCGTTTTGACGCCGCGGACGCGTTTAATGTGCTTGGTAGGGATTTGCACCCTACATGATGTGTGGGCATACTGGTTGTCAACCAACACCCGTTACTTGCACCTAACTGTGCGTCTACCTGTTCCGCCACATCTCACCTGGTAGTTGTCCTCGATGGCATCCGAGTAGGACTTATGCTGGCCTTTATGTATCTCCGCCAGACTCTTTTGTATCTGCTTATCCGTGGCTACCAACTACGTCAAACACACCAGTAATAAGACAGCAAGGAATCGAACCCTGCGACAAACGTAACATGCCTTTCCCTGATTGAATTTGTTGAAACGGAAATCTGTCGAACCATCTGCCCTACATCTTTCGATAATACTAATATAAACGATATCTTGTATGCTTTGTGTAACCAATTTGTACTGATTTTGTTACTTTTTGAACACTCTTAAATCTTCAACATCCACAAATGCCCATGCAAATTGTAGTAAAGCTTCATTTAATTTTTTATTTTCATAGCCTCGATTGTAACCTGTTAATTCTTCAATTTCCGACCAAGTTAATCGTTTGAAATAACGCAGTTCTAATACGTGGCGATGGTCATAATCCAATCCACCACATGATATGATTACCTTGTTTAACATGTCTTTCGCATACACATTTAATGTAACTTTAGTTTCTGCCCCATTATCAGCACTATGGGATACTGGCATGCCACTAATTACTGGCGATTTAATATCGACAAATGCAGTATGTGCCATGTTCTGCAATGTTGGAAATTCTTTTTCAAAAAAACATTTAACTTTTTCTATGGTCTTAACTTCATCTAATTCTGGTAATAATGACACGCCCTCAGCTCCCGTAGTATAATAATATTTGTTGGATATATTGCTACGAAGCGTTCCTCTATGAGGGATGCTTTTTTATTTCTTTTAGATTTCCTCCGGTTCAAATTCCACATCAATGCCTACCTTCGCCATACCGACCGCAATTTCTTCTGCTTCTTTTAACGCGGCTTCTTTTTTGGCAAACAACTTGGCTTCTTCTTTCGGTGCATTCCACGAAATTTGATTCATGTAACCTTTATCATTTTGATTCTTTAGCACATAAAACTTATGCTGTTCAACTTCGAAGTTAATCTGTTCGCCAATCGGACTAATTGCCGCGTGTAAGATGTCGGCTTTCTGTTTGGCTTGTTTCCATTTTCTAAATACCGTGGCATCTTCAATACCCACATATTGGTGGGCTTGACCTCCTAGCCTACGATAATATCTATTAGTTGCTGTATTCTTAATCACGTACATCTTTTTCAATCTCCTTTTTAAAATTCTTTTTCCGCCAATGTTCTTGCTCCTCAACTACTGCTTTTTCAATGCGTTTTAAATCATCGATTGTATAATTGTTGCCGTAGATTTCTCTAACAATTTCCTCTGCCGTCATAACTCTTCAACCTCCATTTCATCTTTTCACTTCACCGTCAATCACTAGCTTGATTACTTGAGGACGTCTTCTTTTTGCGTATCTTGTACCAGTGGCTGGCAACGTTATATCCTGTCATGCCTAATTTTTCGGCAATTTCATCAAACTTTGCACCCTTGCTTCTTTCGGCGATTAGAAACGCATCTTCCTTTTTAGTCCATCTTTTCGGCGTCCTTTTGCTTTTACTTTTGTCGATTTCAATTCCGAGTTCCCTTAGGTCTGAATAGATTGTCTGAACTTCAACGCCTAGTTTCCATGCAATGTCAGCATAACTAAGGCTTGTGTCAAGCATTTCTGGAAGTAGGCTCTGCCGGGCAACCTTCATCTTGTGCTTCATCACGCTAACCTCACCAATATATTTACGCTTTTTAATTTTTGAGATGCTCAATCCACGAGCTTTACGGAAGCCTTCGTAGTCGCCACGGTCTAATAATTCCTGCTCAATATCGGATTGCTTAACAGCCGTGCCAACTCTTACATAGCGCATCGGTTCCGGCATATCCATATAAATGCTGTCCTTGCGGTCACCGTCATATTTTGTGTAGGTATTAATCATCCACTTGTGCAGGTCCGACTTATGCTTGCTTTCCCCGTATACTTCCTTGCTATTAACCCCGACCAATTGCCACATTAGCTTCACGCTCCTTTGCTTTTCGGTATTCTACATTGCAATTTGGGCAGGGCTTTACCTGCATAATTGCTCCATTCGTTTGGTAAATAACTTGCGTACCCTCACATAGTTGACACATTAGAAAATCGCCATCCTTTTATCTTCCGTTTTTTCAAATTTGATAATCGCGTTATTCTTAACGACACCCTTGTACATCCGACTTAATAATTTTGGGTTATATATTTCCGATAGTTCCTTACTACTCAAATTAGTAGTGATAATTGTCCGGCTCCGCTTGTTTAAGACACCGAAAAGCACCTGCTGTACATATTCACTCGCTTCTCTTGATTCGCGCTTAAACGACGCCTCACTGCCCAAATCGTCCAATACAAGCAAGCTAACCTTACCAAGCAAGTCCACCATGCGAGATTCGGTGTAATAGCTGTCTCTGTGTTCGAACGAATCCTTAATCTTTCGCATCATCTCGTTTATCGAGATGAACAAGCAGGAAGCGTTAGGCTTGATGTTTTCATTAACCCCTTTTAGCATGGAGATTGCTAAGTGTGACTTACCGACTCCCGGCTTACCAGTAATGATGGTGTTAGCTTGGTAGCTACGATCCATGTACCTGTATGCGATTCGCTTAGCCTTTTTCAGATTTGCTTCCGCTTCACTGCCAGCTTCGACTTCGTAGTTATCAAAGCTCGCTTGCCACAATTCCTCATCATCGATGATCGAGTCCTTTTTTAGAACTTCATAAAAGCCCCGTTTATAGTTCCACAAAGCTCCGATAGTTACTAACTCGTTATTTTTATGCCTACGCTTCTCCTCAACGCATTTAGGACAGAAAGGTTCATGGTTAGCCAACATTAGTAACTTTTGGTCCGGATGAATTCGACAGTATTCATTTGTTTTCTTCACATGCTTTAGTAACTCAAAATTCAACCCCGCCATAAGATTGCGTCCCTTTCTCTGCTTTTGGTTTAATTTGTTGATTTAAATACTGATCGAACTTGTTTCCAAACAAAGTACTTGGCTGTAAGTACTTATCCGTAAAAAATGAGTTAGCATCGTTTGCGTCTAGTACCTTGTTGTCAATTACCTTCTTAAAATCGTCCAGTCTATAACCCTCATGCCATCTAGCGCGAATCAGTTTCTTGTTTGATTCGACGTTTCTAAAGTGCTTACCAGCTTTTTCATTTAGGTAGTCGATTATTTGTTTGTATTGGATATGGTCGGACTTATTGTCCGACGTATTATTGTTAGTCTCTGTAGTAGTCTCTGGTAGTCTATGGTATTGGTTAGGACTCTCAGTCCCATTCAGAGAGGGACCATCAGTCCCACTCGTAGGGACTGCCAGTCCCTTTGGTTTTCCCAGATTGTCCAACGCTTCGTAATTAATCCTGTACCATTTAGTCTTATCGAAAACAGCTTTGTTATACACTCCAGTAATTAGCAAACCTTTTCTTTCTAAATCTTTTAGGTAACGTTGAATAGTTTTTTCCGAAATCCATGGGAACTGTTCATGCCAGTTAGAGACACTGTTGTATACCCACCGATAGCCGTCTTTAACTTTGTTAGATTTACTACACCAATAATGTATCTGTTGTAGCATGATTGCCTTATCAACGTTATCTAGCTCAACCGCCAACGATGGTAGTACTTGCAGTGGTGGCTCACTAATCAGTAAATTGTTCATTTTGCTTACCCCCGTAATCTCCTTTAATTTTCAATCGTTTCAAATCCTCGATGCTTAATTTGATACCATCAACGGGTACGTGATACTTAGCGGAAAACTTAGCTGGTCCAATACTTTCAATTTCACCATGGTGCACTCTGCATAGTGGCAGTACATGCCGTTTTGAATGGTCAATCTTGTTTCGATTCGTTCGTCCAACCACATCGACGTGATGGATATCTGCATATTCCCCACAAACGAGACAGACCCGATGTCTACAGCATTGGTAGATAAAATACTGTTCTTCTCTCGGAAGCAACTCATAGCCTTTTTTAAACGGTACTCGCCATTCGAACATAAAATCGATAACTAGGTCTAGTAACTGATTAGCATCGCTAACAGACGATTCTGTGGTGTCTGATAAGCTGATAGACTTACCTGCGGTATAAAACTCGTACTGCGTGTAAAACATCGACTTCAGAAACTCCGCGGGTACTACGAAGTAAGTTTCAATGTCATGGAGCAACGCGAAGAACAATCGTCGCTGTTGTACTCGTGCTTTCCGCGGGTCTGCTACCTCGAAATCGACGTAGAACTCTCCTTGCCCACCGCTCGCTGTCTCTAAATGGTCTTGATTTAGTGGTCTATCGAGATGAATTATTAAATCTCTGCCTCGTTGTTCCGCTCTCGCTCTCTGCATCTAATCATCCCTAGAATGGCAAGCTATCGTCACCAATATCGATTGACTGCCCGCCATTAGCGAACGGGTCTCCCGGCGTTGTAGATTGCCGTGCGTTATTTTGCTGGTTGCCTTTTGGTTTCGAATCTAGCAGTGAGAAATTATCAGCTACAACCTCAGTTACATAAACTCGTTGCCCTTGTTGATTTTCGTACGAACGGGTTTGAATCCGCCCTTCAATACCTACCAACGAACCCTTGTGGGTATACTTAGCAAAGTTTTCCGCTGCTTTCCGCCACATTACGCAGTTAATGAAATCCGCTTCACGTTCACCCTGTGAGTTGGTAAATTGTCGGTTAACTGCCACGGTAAAACTAGCTACCGCATCGCCTTTAGCTGTGTGTCGCAGCTCAACATCTTTAGTTAGGCGCCCTATTAGTACTGTTCGATTAATCATGGAGTTCCTCAATCCTTTCTATTTGCCAATCACGAATGCTATTAAGCGCTTCTAGTTGTGCGTTGAATGCTGAATCTAGCTTCCCGTCTTTTGAAAGCCGTCTGTATAATGGTTCGCTAATATTGGTAATCTTCTGACCTAGTGAATCTAGCATTGCAACCTGTCCATTTTCGTAACCTAATTCATAATTTTCATTCATCACTATTCCTCCATCTTGTTCTCTCTGGCAAGTTCGTACATCAGTGCTCCGCTTAGGATTAAGGCTTGACGATAACTTAGATGATCGAGAGTCTTATCCTTCTTGCCCAGCACTGCAAAAACTCGTTCTGAAACGTCTTTATCAACCTTTTTAATGTTGTCCTTTAAATAAGCGATAACTTTAACTTTGTTCTCCTCTTCCTTACGTTGATACTGTTCGAGCAATGAAGCACCTTGACCGTCGTCATCATCGTCAGCAACAATTCCGAAGGCTAGACACAAGCTAGTCCGCTTAGCATAAGTTTCATTCGCACCTTGTTTTTGCATATTGCTATCGTCCGGGAATGAATCGCCATAGATGATTTTCTCCTCGCCGCTAATATGGCGAATAACTGTATAGATCTTGTGCGATACTTTGCCATTAGCGTTAGTATCATCGATGACCCCTTGTGAGAAGCTAATACCTGAATCGGCAGTGTTAATAGCTTTTCGGATAGCTCTATCAATTGCTCTTAGATCGGCATACTTACCATAGTGAGCCTGTTTATTTTTCTGTGGCTGTTCTAGTATTTTCTGGGTCGCGTACAAGGCTTGATTTAATTTTGGTGTTGGCGAAATATCAATATTTTGCTGAATCATGTTTTCCTCCTAATCTAATCCGAACGTTTTACGTCTTGTGTCAAGACTGATGGTCTCGTCCAAAGCAAATGAATACAGTAGCTCGCGCATGTCGTCTTCGTTCATGTCATCTAGCTTTTCCAGCATGTCATCTTCCAGTTCGTCATCTGTCCGTTCTACAGAGTCAAAATAGCTAGGCAATTCTTCTTCATAAGCTTTTTGTGCTCGTTCAAAACCGTTCATGATTAAACCCTCCCTACTTTCTGTGGTATAATTTGATTGTTAAATTATTTTGTTGAGCCTGCTATGCCGGTAGCGGGCTTTTTATTTTGATTCGTAATTTATAGGCTCCTTCTTTCTTGTATAATCGATATGAAAGGAGGTGAAATTATTATGCAACTTTCCAATGAACAGATAATGAAACTAATTGATAAACATATGAATGCTGCTTGGACTGAAGAATCTATTCAAGCAGAAATGAAATATGTTGCTTCCAATATCCAAAATTCATCTGATACCCAATTGAACCAAGAACAGATCAATGCCCTTGCTAATTCTCTTCAATACATTAACAAGATCACTACGAAGCAAACATTAATCACCCTTTTTAATGTATTTACCGAGATGGGTATTTTTGTTGGTTCAAATTGCCAGAATTAATACTCTCTGCTTTAAGAATCTTCATATCAGCATCATTTACTAAGTGCTCCTCGCTACCGCAAATAGCGTCGAGTACTTTTTCAGTGTCTGCTAACGTTTCTATCGGTTTATCTGAACCGGTCAAATAAATGTTCACACCAAAACTCTCATCTTTTATTGCTCCAATTAATGCTGGATTGACGTACGTGTATTTATCAATTTTTACTAACTTCATTACTATTCACCCCTTACTCGAAAAATGAATTAAATCCAAAACGACCAAACGCGTAGGCCATTCCTGCTATTACCAATATTGCTATTAAAATTCTCATTGCTAATTCCCTCTCATAATCACTTCTTTATTGTCATCAATAAATTGCTTAATATCGTCAGCAAACATCCACCATGTACCACCTTTGCCACCGCCACCAAGCGCTCCTTTATCACGAAGCTCTTGCAGTTGCAGATATAGATGCGGATTCTTTAAAACATTATCTTTAATCCATTCAGTACTCTTATTGAGCATGTAGTTTTTCAAGTCGTCCATTTTCCAAATTTCGTGAGCCTCCGCTTTCTTCTTGGTGATTTCCCATTCGATACGGTCAACTAAAACTTTGTCATCCGGTATCTCGAACTTAATATTTGCCTCAACAATTTGAGCCACCTTTGCTACCTCCTTACTCTCCTAACGTTGTTTGACCTGCCGGTACCTTACTCATCTCTTTAATAATCTGGACTGTTGCGGTAGATGGTTGCCAATTGCTGATAAATTCATCCGCTTTATCAAAGTCCTTTTGACGAAGCTGTGACCGCGTCTTAACGCCTGTGACCTCATTAATTCCTCGGTTGATATCTTTGTACAGTTTGCTACGTTGTGGAGCTGATAGAGCCAAGCCATGCATATCAATGTATTCATAGACCTTTCTACTAATTCGTTTTGAAATATATGCATATTCCGTTGCATCTAGTCGCTGGTTATCCGTTAGGTTTTGAACAGTATTGCCTAAACGGTCTACTTTCTTATTGGTCTCTTCTGTGGCTTCAAACATCAATCTCAATACTTCCATTGGTGTTTTTGGTAATTGGATACGTTCTGCCTTAATGGTTTCTTCCATCTGGTTGAAAGCTTCAATGTATTTAATTTTGAATTTCAATGCCTTTTTACCGGTGAATCCCATCGCTAATAATGTGAATCCATCTCTATTCATGAAATAAATTCGGCGATCACGTCCGTATGAATCAGGTTCAATTCCGTCTGAAAACATCTGCGCAAAATTGCGCACATCTTTTAAATCGTCAATTGTGCGTAAGACATCGCGGTGATTCTTTCCAAATACTTCTGCTACTTGTAAGCTAGTCGTTACTGCTTGTTGGTCTTTCATGATTACTAAATCATTCATTCTTATTTCCTTCTTTCGTGTGTATAATTTAGTTATTCCGATTAAAGGTGGTGATAAATTATGAATCTAAGTGAAACAAAATTATTTGTTTACGGAGTGTATCAGCTCTTTAACGACAATTTCGACCAAAGAAGTATCGTTTTTAAAGTTGCTAATACACATCTAGTAGCGGAGTTTTTTTATAACGAAATTGAATCCAATGATGTTTTTGCCAGTAATGAAGATAAAATTCAATTCAGAAAAGCCTTCATCGAGAAATTCAAAATGAATTCTCTTTTCTCAGAAACTCAGACATATTATCAAAACAACTTAGAAGATTTCTTTACTATTCTTGAGGAGTTTGTAAAGAATGAACTATCAGATGTAACTACTTCCACATCGCCAGTTGCAAATGTAAGTTTTTTGGAAAGTGGATTAAACTTTCCAAACTTCTATTTCTTCGATAAAGATGTCTCATTTGTTCCAGTCACTATTTTGAACAGTGGAAAACAGGAATAAAGTGCTCAATATGGTCTAATGTTTGTTTTAGCTCAGCAATTTGTTGCTGGGCTTTTTTTGTTTCACTAATAAGTTGATCGCCATTTTCAAGAATTAAGGAAAGGCTTGCCGGTTTTTTGATCATTCCAGGATCAATTTCTGTGATAGTAATTTTCTTTTTCATGCTTGGTTCTCCTTTCTAGATTCCTAAAACTGTTTAAATTTTGGTTTATATGTGACCGAATCAAATCCAATGAATTCATTATTGCTTTTTAAGACTTCCGTATTACTAGAGATAATACGGAGGTCTTTTTCTATTGCCCATAAAACGTTAATTAATTTTTTCATTATGGCTCCTCCTTAAAGGCCTAGTACCCTATATATTTTTTCTCGTACACGCTTTGACTTTGGTGATTGATCACCTCGGATAGCTCGGCTTACCACTGATGGCCACTTCTCACCAATGGCAGCAGTTAACTGTTCCTGCGTCATCCCCTTACGCTTACGAGCAACTTCAATTTTTAGCTGGAGTTCTAAAGCTTGATTTTCTAAAGTTGCTTCTTCCGTCATTTTTTTACCCTCCTTTTTGTTTTTTATTCATCAAGTTATTGACTTGCAATTAGACTTAGTCTAATATGAAGGCATACTAAATAAGCAATACATAACCTTCTTTACAATTCCTCGCCAAAGTTATTGTTTGTAGATAGGCTTGTTTTTAATTGCTTAATTACTTGATGAATTAATAATAAGTCTTAGTCTAAAAATAGTCAACCTATTTTTGATACTTAGTCTAATTTAATTCGTCAAAAATTAGGAGAAGTCTTATTATGACAGTATTAGAGCGTATCAAAAAAATTTCAAAAAAGAGAGGATATAGTCTCACTCAAGTTAACGAAAAAGCTCATTTAGGTACAAATACTATATACTCTTGGAAAACCAAAGAACCTAGTTTTAACAATTTACAAGCTGTTGCTAAAGTTTTAGATGTATCAGTTGACTACTTACTCGGTAAAACAGATATCGAAACCACAAAAAAAGAAACACGTGATTTGGAAGTCGAAGAAGCGCTTAACTCCATGCGTAGTTACCAAGGTCAACCAATTACTGATGAAGAGCGCGAAGTGATGCGTGGAATTATTAAGGCATACTTAGATAATAAGAAAAAGTAGGTTTTTATATGGACGGTTTAATGACGTTTTTAAGAGATTATGCTTTTACAAATCAAATCGGATACCAATTTGATAGTATTCGTGAGCCAGATCAAGCACCAAAATCAAATACCGCATTAAGGGTTGTTTTCATGAATAATAATTGGAATACCCCTGAAGAAATCCCCTTTCAATTTGCTCATGAGATTAGTCATATATTAAACGGAGATTCAGGGTCTAATAATTTTTGTGCTAGTTCTGTATATAGCAAAGAAGAGTATCAAGCTAACAAACGTGCCACAAAAATAATATTAGAATATTGTGATTTAAACGGTATAACCTTTTATAATTCAACTGAATTTATGAATGCTTTTGGAATTCCACCTAAGGCGGGTTATGTGGTAGATGATGTATTTAAGGAAAAGTTGAGTATTTAATTAATTTTACGTCCAAATGCTGATCGACGTAAAAAGCTGTACATATTTGGAGGAATGTAATATGTCAAAATGTGTGATTTGTAAAAATAAGATTGGCTTCTTTGCAAAGTATTTTACCGTCGATACTGGAGAAAAAGTATGCAAAAATTGTCTTTCAAACTCTGAACCAGAAATATTAATCGAAAATCTTTCCTCTGCAGCGGACGTAGCTTTTCATATGGATAATTCTGTTGGTGATACTTATTTATCATCTATTGGTGAAAAGTCTTTGTCAGATTCTCGTAGAGAGAATGAAGAAGCTAATAAGAAGCGCCTCCAACAAGAACTAGACCAAAAACGTCATCTTGAAGAACTGGCTAAAAAGAGAAAAGAAGCCACCGATAAAGCTTCACGACAAGAAATATTTCATTTTAAAGTACGTGGTACCACCCACTATGACCTAGCAAAAATGGTCTCTTACGCACGTAAAAATGATTTGTTTGACCCTTACGATGGATATACCGCTGCAGACATCAAAGAATTCTCACCTTACGAAGAAGTGTATGAAACAGACCTTGTAGGATTGATAAGCGCGATAGAATTTAGAACAGACCCAAATAATAAATATGATAAAAATGCAATCAAAGTCATTGCTACGCTTGACGATGGTGAATATATGTTAGGACATGTTCCTGCCGGAAACACTAAAGATATAAGTGAAATAATGACGAAACAAAATAATGGAAGCATCGCGCTAAAAATAAACTACACACTAACTGGTGGTAAATATAAGATTGCTGAGGAAAAAGAAGAAGAATTCGATTTTGACGAAGATTGGGACGTTGAAAAGGAAATGCAGCAAGAGGAAAACGAAACAGATTTTACCAAAAACCTTAGAATTAAGTCTGGAAAGAAAGAGTATGGTTTCAATATCCAATTATTTGATAATAACATTCAATGACGGAGGTTTCGTAAATGGGACTACTAATAATGATCGTCATCTTTCTAGCACTATGGAAGATATTAGGATCGTTAGGCCACATCTTTTTGCCAATATTGGCCGTACTATTTATCCTGGCAACCTGGATTCCTTCACAAGCAATCGTTATGGTAATTTGGGTGCCGATTGCTGTACTTTATTTTATTGGCCTAATTGCAAGTAGCACCCTCGCCCACTACCAGCCTAGCGGGCAACATGCGAGCGTAGTTCAACGGTAAAACATGTCCACTCCAAAATAGAGTCCCCCCGCTCTTAACAACTACTATGCAGGTTCGACTCTGTATGTGGGAATTAAAAAAGCATCCCAAAGTTGGAATGCTAAGGAGGTGATATTATGAGCGATAAAGAAACTAGAGTGCTACGTCCACAGGATGGTCGTAATTTTGAAAATAAAAGTTTAGCTAAACCTAGAACCACTTCTGCAAAACCAGCAAACCAGCCAAGACCACCTAAATCAAAAAATTAACACGAATACACTATCACATACGTTTTAACTTTATTTTTATAATCAACAATAATCGAATCTAGGGGATCTCCGTTTTCTTTGTATGCATTTCTTGCTTCGTCCATGGAGAATTCATCTTCACCATCGCCATATAATTCGACTTGTTGATTACCTTGATCATCAACATTTCTCACAAATCCTGAAGAAATATATTTACCATCAAAACCAAAAGAAATTAGGAATTGTTTTTTTCCTTTTGGATTTTCAGCTAATGAGTGTTCCATCGTCCCTTGATTATCATAAAGATTTACATTGAGTAAATCAGCTAATTTTCGTGAATGCTTGTTATATGCAACAAATAGAATGAAGTAGATGCCAGTAATAATTATCGCACTAACAAAGATTGCAAAAATACTATTTTTCCACAAATAACTACTGAGTGTCGCTGAAAGTCCTGAATTAATTAGCGACAAAATAATCAAAGTTATCTGTCTATCAGAATCATTTTGAAAGTTAAATAATCCAAATGGTCTTAATACTATATATGAAATAAATCCCGGTACTAAATAAATTAAATTATCCATTCTTGACCCCTCTCTAAGCATTTGTATAGTACAAGTATATACCGAATGAGGGTTCAAAAAAAAGCCACATCCCCCACTCGCCAAGTAAGATGTTAGAACGTGATTGGCCGATCATTGCAGCTAACATACCTGGCATTTTCTTAGGATTTTTTACATTCTATACCGCGTTACATTAATACTTTATTTACAAAGGAGCGAATAGTTTATGGAAACGAATATTATGGCTATCATTGGAATAATTATATTTTTTATTGGAGCATTAATAATACCTCTTGGTCGAACTTTAAATATCTTACGTTTCTTTTTTGGTGATCGTAGTCTGTTTACACAGATATTTTGGGGAGTTATCTTTATCTGCATTGGCTTATTTTTAATCATACTTGGTAGCCCTCAGCTTAGATGATATCCTCTTTCCACTCCGGTGACTAGATACAGTCCGACTCTGTATGTGGGAATAGTAGTTAACTTAATAGATTTAACTACACAACAAAAGAGTCACATCCCCCACCGACCAAAGTTTGGGATGTGACTACCAATTAGAAAAAACCACGGAAGTGGCTTCTTTAATGTACGCTTATTTTAACATTGAAGCCTGCTTCCAACAACAGAACGGAGGTTCGCTTTTATGGCAAGTATAAAAAAACAAAATGGAAAATGGACAGCTAGGATAACCTGGCGAGATGAGGAGGGAAAACGTCACTACAAGAGCAAGTATAATTTCAAAACGCAATCTGAGGCAGAATTATGGGCAGCAGATTTCCAGTTAAATAAACGGGATATCGATAGCGAAACTTATTTTCCTGCTTATTTTTATGATTGGTACCTAACATATAAAGAGCCCTCAGTAACTAATCGGACTAAAGCTACTTACATGCAACTATATAACGTTTTAAAGAAGTCGTTACTTGCTAAAAAGCCGGTTGGCGAGATCACCCGGAAAGATTACCAGCGTTTCATCAATGTCTTTGGCAAAAAACATGCTAAGTCCACCGTAACTAAATTTAATTCGTTAATTCATGCTTGTGTCAAAGATGCGCTCTACGATAAGGCTATTGAAAAAGATTTTGTCTACGGCGTTTCCATGGTCTTCAACAAGAGCAAAACTCGCAAAATTGATTATTTAAACATTGACGAGATGAACACCCTATCCACTTATCTTCGTAGTAGTTTAAATAAGCATTTTACAAGCAAGTATATGATTCTAACTGCGATTTATACTGGCGCTCGTCTAGGTGAAATTCAAGCTTTGACCTGGAAAGATATCAATACCACCTTTAATAGCATCTCTATTCGACGGTCTTGGAATGACGAAGAACAGAAATTCCAGCCAACTAAAAACGAATCGTCAGTGCGAATCATTAAGATTAACGACGATTTAGCACAGTTATTGAAACAGCTGAAACCTAAGAGCAGTAGCATCAAGATATTCACTAATCAATATGGTACGGTGCCCTCTTCCAGCGCAGTAAATAAAACACTCCGGGAATCATTAGCCCATTGTGGAATCGATAAACCTAGTTTTCACTTTCATTCGTTACGTCATACGCATGTGGCGTATCTCTTATCCGAAAACGTTGATTTATTTATCATATCAAAGCGATTAGGCCATTCTGATATATCAACAACCAGTCGAGTATATTCATATCTAATTGACGAATACAAACAAAAAGCTGATCTACGTATCGAAAAATCACTTGATAAGATTTCACTGAATTCAAAAAATGTGCGAAAAATTTTATAGCACCGGAGTAGCACCGAAGTGCATTTTTCATATAATATTCTCATTTTATTCTATCTAACAAAAAAGTGGCTTAACACCAGTGTTTCCAAGGTGTCAGCCACTTTTACGACGTTTCATAAGACCTTCTAAAAA